GTCATGGGCATGCACGCCGACACCTATTATTTCGCCGGAGGCTTCGACGACTGGTTCCTGGAGACCGATTCGCGCCTGACCATCGACGACCTGGCGCAGCATTTTAAGAATGCGCTGCTGGCCAACGGCGCTGACAGCGCCGCAAGCGTGGACGCCTTGACGGAGCCGGGCGCGGTTATGCTGAAAGCGGCAAACGGCGTTTATCCCGCAAGCGGTGTGCTGTATACCAGGGCAGCGCCTTGCGCCTTGTCCGGCAGCGGGCGTGTGGCGGCAACCAGCGAATACACGGCGGGTGTGACGTCAGTTTCACTGATAGAGACCAGTACGAGCGACGACCTTGCTGAATGGTCGGCATGGCAGGCGGTGGGGACAAGCGGCGAGCTTCAGTCCCCAAACCGGCAGTACATCCGCTTCCGGGTGACGCTGTCCACCGCCGACACATCAAAAACGCCGAAACTGCTGGAAATCCAGCTTCATGATATCCCCAAACCGCCCTATGAAAAGCTTAGCTTTGCCCGTCCGGTGGTGCTGGACGAAAACGGCGCATGGGAAGCTGTTCTTGAAAATGCCTTCGACATTATTGTCACCGGCGAGGTCAACGGCGCGGACACGCTGGAGTTCAAGCTTCCGTTCCATGACCCGAAACGAAGCGCTCTGGAAAATGAAAAGCAGGTGCAGATCGCAAGCGACATCTACCGGATCCGCACCCTGACGGACAACAAAAGCGAGGACGGGCGCATCATTACGCAGGTGTATGCCGAGGCGGCGTTTTATGATTTGTCTTTCAGCGCGGAAAAGGAACCGGCGGATTTTAATGCAGATGCGGCCGATGTGCCGATGAAATATGCGCTTCAGGGCACTGGCTGGTCGGTGGGTAACGTAACCGTCACCGCGAAGCGGACATGGCGGTGCACAGAAAAGAATGCCTTATCCATTCTTCGAGCCGTACAGAACATCTATGGCGGCGACCTTGTGTTTGATAGCGCTAACCTGCTGGTTCATCTTTTGGTTTTCAGCGGCACAGACAGCGGAGCGCTGTTTTCATATAGAAAGAACCTGAAAAGCATTCAGCGGGTAATCGATACGCGGGAATTGGTGACAAGACTCTATGCCTACGGGAAGGACGGCATGACTTTTGCTTCCATAAACGGAGGCAAGGAATATGTGGAAGATTACAGTTTTTCCAGTGAAGTAAGGGTGTCGACGCTTGACTGTTCGACGTTTACAAATCCGTATCAGATGCTGGAATATGCAAAAATGCGGCTTGCGGAATATGCCAAACCCCGCGTTTCCTATGTGCTGTCGGCCATGGACTTGTCGGCGCTGACCGGCTATGAGCATGAAGCGTGGAAACTGGGCGATATCGTAACGGTGGACGACAAAGAGTTGGGACTGTCCATCAGGACCCGCGTTGTGCGGCGGCAGTACAACCTGCAGGAGCCCTGGAAAACGGTGATCGAGCTTTCTACCAAACTTCGGGAGCTTGGCGACTCTTCGGCGCAGTGGGACAAGGCGGCGGATGCGCTGTCTTCAACCGACCTGCTCGACCGCCAGGAGATCAAGGATATGGTGCCCTTCAACCATCTGCGCAACTCCCGGGCGGACGACGGCTTTGCCTACTGGGTCAATTCCGGATTTGAGGTGGATACCGGGAACGGCGTTTCGGGAACAGCTTCCTTTAAAGCCGTCGGCGTGCCCGGCATGACAAAGAGCCTGTCGCAGACGGTATACCCGGCAACGCGCAAAAGCTACACCTTTTCTGCGCAGATCGCTTCCGAAAACCTCCAAAAGGGCGAAAACGGCCAGGTGGGCGTTGAAGTGGCCATTGAATATGAGGACGGCACGACCGAGACAAGGTTTATCGATTTGTTTTAAAGGATGGCGGCGGATATGGCTTATTTCAATCAGACTGCACATAGTTTTTATCCCAAAAGCGGCGGCAGGGTCAAATCCATCACCATCAGGCTGTGCGTCATCGACTGCGCCGGTATGGTGTATTTTACGGACTTATTATTGCAGGGCGGCTCGGTGGCCACTGGCTGGGTAGGCCACGTATGCGAAATCCAGTGGACATTGGACGGGTAGGTGAAATGGATGCAGTTTTCAAGATTTGCGGAAACCATACAGATAAAAAGCGACAAGCATGTGGCGGGCGTGACTGTGACGCTTAAGCTTTCCAACTGCACCGGAACTATCAATTTTACCGACCTGCAGTTTCAGGAAGGAGACCGGCTGACGGGGTACACCGTCCACACCGGCAAAATGCTGGCGAAATTCCGGGAAAACGGAGAGGCCGTCCCGCCCCGCCATTACAACGGCGTGGTGCGGACAGCGGAGACTGTAGTTTTATTCAACCTTGGCAAAACTTCTAGCGGTCTTGACTGCTATATCTATCCTGTACAGGATATGGCCGCAGAGAGTATTGAACTATCCCAAGGTGTGGGCGCGCATAAGGTAAAGTTTCTTGACCCGGTTAATGCAGGCGATGAGCTGGCGCTCAAGGCTTCCACCCGCCAATGCATTAAAAACGGAAGTCCCACTCGTAAGGATGGGTTTTATCAATACTCTGCGGCATGGGACAGCAAACATACGGTGAAGCTGGAAGAGAGAAAATCGGCGCGGGTGCTCTTTGAGTTTCAGGAGATGCAGGACGGAGGTGAGCGCCTGTGAGGGATTATTTAAAAGGCAAGCGGTGCATGGTGTGGAGCTTTATGGGCAATGCCCGAATGTATCAGGCACTTTCCAATTATGGAGACCGCTTTGATACGGTAGGCATTTTTACTTTTGAGGTTGACGCAACAGGCACAATTACTGAGACCGGCACCAGCATCAGCAGCATGCTTCCGTATATTCAGAAATGGCCGCATATTAAGTGGCTGCTCACTATTATGAACCATGGGACGGCCTCCGTTTTTACCGCGCTTCGCAATAACGAGAACGGGGCAAAGGACAAGTTTCTCTCCGAGATTGTGAGGATTATGCAAAAGTACTCGTGGTGCGCCGGGGTGGATATTGACCTGGAGCGCGGCGGCGGGTATGAAAACAAGGACGCGGCAAACGCGCTGTTTAGGGATATCTACCAGACCGTAAAAAACTTCAATCCGGCAAAGATCATCAATATCTGCCTGCCGGGCATGACCGGCGTCCAAGGCTCGGTGGGCGGCGAAAACTGGTGCGTATATTCAGACCTCGATCCATACTGTGATACTGCGGCCATTATGAGCTACGGCATGGCATGGGCGGGCTCCGCTCCCGGCCCCGTTTCTCCTCGGGACTGGCTGGAGGGCATATATGACTATGCGGTTACCGCGATGTCACCGGACAAGATCTTCATGGGACTGCCCGCCTACGGCTGGAACTGGCAGATTTATGATTTGCCTGAGAATCTGGGCAAAACCTATCGGGGGACTTCCAACACCTACTATGCGGCAAAATACTGGATGACCGGGGCATACAACTTTACCGATGACGCGCCGCCCCAGCCGTTCATTCCGATTGTCGCCTACTGGGACGATTACAACAAGGTGCCGTGGGTGCTGCCCCATGTGTACGACTACATGGAGGGCTGGGACGCCATATCCTGGGAGTACCCGCTGCAAAAAGGAGTGTACAACAGGCGGAGGTATTTGACCGGCTACGGCAAGGAGCAGAAAACAGAGTTCGGAACCGTATATATTGACAGAAACGGCGTTCCGGACGAGTATGAGGGAAATGTCATTGTTACGGAGGATATGGCCTCGCTTGGCGATGCGGAGGCGTCGGCGGAGTACCGGTTCGAAATAACGCAAGCGGGATATTACGATATCGCCGTCCGGCTTTGCTTCCCCTATTGGGACAAAAACGCGATTGTGGTTTCCCTGGACGGCAATGCGAAGACCTTCAGCGAAAACCGCCTGTGGTGGCCGTACTGGAGAAGGCTTTGCTGGCTGACACTTGAAAAGGGTGTCTTTCTTTCGGCAGGTGCGCATGCTGTCAGCATCAGCGGTGGCGTGCCGGGAGTCCAGTTTTACGGATTTCGGGTGTGCAGCAATTTTACAGAGCGCCCTTTTGCGGGCGAGGCGGCATATATGCTCTCACCTAGACAGTTTAAGGATGTCAACGGCGTGATGGTTGGACCGGATCGAGGCTTTAAGCTGACCTTTGAAATGCTGCGCCGGAAACCCGACTCGGCCCTCATCTGGTATGAGGATTTCAGGGACAGAAATATACTTCCGGAAAGCTACTGGACTGTGCTGGATGGCGAATGGGATGTTTGGCAGGAACCGGAAAGCACTGCCGACCGCCCCTATTCCCAGCTTGAAGGGCATGGCGTGCTTGCATGGAAGTACGGCGGCTTTTCCGACGTCCATATCCGGGCAAGGCTCACTTTCCCGCAAAACGGCGGCGGCCGGGCGGGAGTGTTCCTTGGCGATATTTTCTGCTGTCTTAATTACGATACGCAGAGAGTGGAGCTTTATCAGGGCGCTTCCCTGCTTGGAAGCTATTCCACGAGCTTTTCAAAAACTCCGGACAGCGAAATCCGTACAAACCCCAATATGTACACCATTGAGATGCGAAAACGCGGCAATACGGTAAGGGTCTATTCCGGCGCAGGCTCAACC